ACTTCAAGCTACGTGGGATGATGCACCCCATATGACAAAAGAAATTAGAGAACAAGTTTTACAAGCACTACCACCCCACGAAAGAAAGATGAGAGAAAAAGGAATACCCCAATTAGGATCGGGTTTAGTATTTCCGATTGTGGAAGAAGAAATATTAGCTGATCCAATAGATATACCAAGTCATTGGCCTAGATTATGTGGAATAGATTTTGGCTGGGATCACCCTACAGCTTGTGTATGGGTTGCTTGGGATCGGGATGTAGATACAGCTTATGTTTATGATAGTTATTCTATTCGTCAAGAAACAGTACCTGTTCATTCATCAGCAATTAAAGCTAGGGGTAAATGGATTCCAGTTATTTGGCCACAAGACGGCAGACAAGCTGATAAAGGATCGGGTAAGAATTTAACCGAACAGTATAAGAAGGAAGGTGTGAATATGTGTCCAGAATGGTTTACTAATCCACCTCAAAAGGGATTAAGAGAAGGTACGGGTGGTAATTCAGTAGAAGCAGGAATAATGGAAATGCTAGTAAGGATGCAGACAAAACGATTGAAAGTCTTTAAAAATCAGAATAAACTGCTGGAGGAGTTAAGGATGCACCATAGGAAAGACGGCAAGATCGTACCTATGAATGATGACTTAATTTCTGCGTTAAGATATTGTATAATGTCTTTACGAAAAGCAAGATTAAAAATTTATGAACCATTACAACAATTAACTGATTCAGAATTTAATGTTTTTGCTAGATAACAATATGAAAGGAAGATATGGGAGGAGCAGCTAGAATTTTTAGGCGAGTATTTTCGCCACCAGCGTATACGCCACCACCTGCACAAACAGTTGCAGCACCAGTAGCAGCAGCAAAAACTGTTTCGGGTGCATCAAAAGTTAGAGGACAAGGTTCGGGTGTTACTGGAACGATTATGACAGATGCTACAGGTATTGAAGAAGAAGCAAATGTTTCTAAAGCTATACTGGGTGGAGCAACTACTAAAAAGAAAAAATATAAGGTTTAGTGATTGAAGTAGTCACAGATGAAAAATGGAAAAAACCCATTGGTGACTATGTTAAGAAAAATGCTCATATTCATCACGAAGTTAATGATTGGTATTCTTATTTAGGTTTTGTTGAAAATAATGAATTATTAGGAGGTTTTTTATTTTCAGATTGGGATGGTTATAATATTTGGGTTCATCTAGCATTAAAGACACCACGATGCTGTACGAGAAGAAATGTCCAGTATGTTTTTAATTACTGCTTTAGGCAGATAAAATGTGGTAGAATGACGGCAATGTGCATCAATGGGTACAAAAGGAACGAAAGATTGTTAAAAGGTACAGGATTTGTTAAAGAAGGTATAATAAGAAAAGCAATGAAAGTTGATGGAAAATTTATAGATGGAGCATTATACGGAATGTTGAAGGAGGAATGTAAATGGGTTTAAAGCAACCAATGATGGCACAAATGCCACCGCCACCAGCAGTTGATCCAGAAGTGGCAGTCAAAGAAGCAGCATCAGAAGCAAAATTAGCAGCAGAAAAAAGGAAAGCTATTAGTTCAAGAATGAAAGGTAGAGGTGGAACAATTTTAACAGGGGGTGCTGGTCTTGAAGATGAAGCTAGTACTAAATCTGTATTAGGTACTTATACTTAATGGCAACTTTTGATTATATAAGAAAACGATTAGATAAGTTAGAAGCTGATCGAGGTACTTGGGAATCTCATTGGCAAGAAATTTTAGATTATGTAATGCCACGTAAGGCAGAAATTACTTTTCTTCGTTCACGTGGAGAAAAAAGAACAGAAGTTTTATTTGATTCAACAGCAATCACAGCTAATAATCTTTTAGCGGCAAGTTTACAAGGAACACTAACATCACCTTCGTTACCTTGGTTCTCATTAAAGTTAAGAGATGATGATGCTAATAAAGTTAGAGATGTACAAATCTGGTTAGAAGATACAGCACGTAGAATGTATGCTGTATTCAATGAATCTAATTTTAATACAGAAGTTCACGAAATGTATTTGGATTTATGTTCAGTTGGTACGTCAGCGATATTTGTTGAAGAAGCAAATGAAGGATTTTTACAAGGTGGTTTACATTTTAATACTTTGCATATTGCAGAATATTTTATTCAAGAAAATTCTACAGGTAGAGTAGATACACTTTATAGAAAATATAAAATGACTGCACGACAGGCAGTACAAGAATTTGGTGAAGATAATGTAGGAACAAAAATCAAAGAAGCTGTTAAAGCAAAACCCGATACTCAATTCAATTTTATTCATGCTGTAGAACCTACACCAGATTATGAAAGATCAGTAGGAATGAAATCTAAAACTAAATTACCATTTCATTCATGTCATGTTTGTTTTGAAGATAAAATGGTTGTTAGAGTTGGAGGTTATAATGAATTTCCATATTTAGTTCCAAGATGGTCTAAAGCAACAGGTGAAATTTTTGGAAGATCACCAATTTATAATGCGTTACCTGATATTAAAACTTTAAACAAAGCTGTAGAAATTGGATTAAAAGCGTGGGCAAAAGCTATTGATCCACCATTGTTAGTTACGGATGATGGAGTAATAGGTCGAGTTAGAATGACACCTGGCGGAATTACAGTTGTTAGAAGTGATACAGCAATCAAGCCATTACAAATTGGATCAAATTGGCAAATAACAGATTTAAAAGAAAATCAATTAAGAACAGCAATTAGACAAGCATATTATTCAGATCAATTACAATTACAAGAAGGCCCACAAATGACGGCAACAGAAGTTCAAGTTAGATATGAATTAATGCAAAGACTTCTAGGCCCAACATTGGGGAGATTTCAAACTGAATTTTTAAATCCATTAATTGAAAGAGTATTTGGAATTATGATGAGAGCAGATGCTTTAACACCTAGACCTTCTGAAATGGAAGGTATGAATATGGATATAGAATATGTTGGGCCTTTAGCACGTTCTCAAAGAATGGAAGAAGCTATTGCAGTTGAAAGATTATATCAATTAGCAATGCAAGTCGTTCAAGTTGATCCTACTATTATGGATGTTATAGATCACGAACAAGCGATTAGAATGAGAGCAACATTACTTGGAGTTCCTAAAACAGTTTTACGTGGTGAAGATGAAGTAGCAGAAATAAGAGAACAAAGAGCAGCGGCACAACAACAAGCACAAGAACAAGCTATGGCACAGCAACAAGCTGATACGGCATTATCACAAGGTAAAGCTATGACAGAAATGTCTAAACCCGAAACTAAAGAAGGTATGGAAGAAGCAGTAGCACAAGCCGAACAACAAGGTCTAGTATAATGAAATCATTAACGGAAATGCAACAAGCATTTATTGAAAATTTTTCACAAACAGGAAATGCAAAACAATCTGCAATCAAAGCAGGTTATTCAGAAGCTACAGCAGAACAACAAGGTCATAATCTAAAAAAACAATTAAGTCACGAAATAGATGAAGCTACTAAAAAATTAATGAGTAGTCATGTACCTTTAGCTGTAGAAAAATTAAAAGATTTAATTTCAAATCCTAAAATATCAGCTTCAGTTCAACTTGGTGCAATTAATAGTTTATTAGATAGATCAGGTTATCAAACTATTACTAAAATTGAAGATGTAACAGGAAGAAAAACTGATTCTGAACTTCATGCAGAATTAAGACATTTATTAGGTACAATCGCAGTTGTTAAAGGCCCATACGATCCTGAAAATTCTAATGGATCAGGGTCACTTCAATAATGGGTTGGAACGATAATAAAGGTAATGAAAGTTTTGCTGGTATCTTATCTGATTTTGATATTTCAAGATTAGAAATCTATGATGAACCACGTTATTTATTACATTTTCAATGGGGAGCAACAGGGCCTTGGAGAAAAATGACCCCTAAAGTGTGTCGGGATGCTTTAGTTGAAATGATAGATGTAAATAAGATTGATCCTCGAAATAAACGAAAAGAAGATGAAGTAGATTTGACACAAAAAGAAATTTGGGATACAAAATATAGATTACAAAATGGCAGCACCTGATTTTGAAAAACAAATTAAAGATTTAAAAAAGAAAAGAGATTCAGATATTGTTTGGTTAAATGAGCGTTGGATTTATAAAGAAGTTCAACC